ATCAACTAATGACTGAATATCGTGATCGCACAACAGGTGAACTAAAGAACCAAGGCGAACTAAGGCGTGACAACCCTAATATGTCACTCCCTAAAGTCTGGAATGAGTTCACCTTTGATGCACTTAATGTAGACCCAGTGCTACGCTCACCTAAACCTACAGAGGATATTGGTGCATATCAAACTGTACGCCGTAATGGGGTTGTACAGGATGCCAACAGCAATTGGGTTGAGGCTTGGGAAATAGCTGACATGTTCAGTGATGATGCTGAACTAGGCACTAAGGCTGAACAAGAGGCTGCTTATCAACAACAGCTAGACGACAGTGCAGCAGAACGTAACCGTAATGAACGTGATCGTCTGATCGCTGAGACTGATTGGTGGGCATCATCCGACTTGACTATGACTGCTGAACAAACAGCTTACCGTCAGGCTCTACGTGACATTACTACACATGCTAACTGGCCTCACTTAGGCGAGGACGACTGGCCTACTAAACCGTAAGGGGTAAACTATGTTAGGATTTGCACCATTAGCGTCTACCCCGTTTGCTGCTGCTGGCGAAGGTCTGTCTTATCGGCTGTCTGCTAACGAAGGTACCTACAGCTTAACATTCCAAGACGTTATTGATTCAATATCCATAACAGCAGGTGAAGCAACATTCACCCTAACGGGTCAGACTTCACCTCTAGTCGTGACTAAGCCAGTAGACGAAGGTACTTACGCTGTCACGGGTCAAGACATAGACTTCACTGTACAGAATGTACTATCTGCTGCACACGTAAGTTATATCTCTTCACCACAAGATGCAGACTCTGCATTTAGGAAGGTTGTAGAGCAAGGTAGCTTTAGCTTAACAGGTCAGACCTCTGGTATCAATTACCCACTAGAGGGTGGTCAGACAGCTTATAGCCTATCTGGTCAGACATCAGTGTTTACTGTTACTCTACTAGCTGGTGAGGCTACCTATGCTCTTACTGGTCAGGCAGCTAACGTAAACACAAGCATCTCTCATGCTGCTGGATCGTTCTCTGTTACTGGTCAAGATGCATTCCTAAGTCCTACAACAGTTATCACTGTAGACGATGCTGCATCATTTACTCTGACGGGTCAAGACATCAACTTTGATGTACAGGACAACTTTGTAGCAGACACTGGCAGGTTTGATCTTACTGGTCAGAATGTAATTGTAGCTACAAGCATAGCACATGCAGAAGGTACCTTTACACTCACAGGCCCAGACGCAGGTCTAGTTGTTGCAGAACAATTACCAGTAGATGAAACGACATATACACTTACTGGTTTTGACATTAACTTCGACGTTAGTGACAACTTTGTAGCAGAAGCTGGTAGTTTTGTTGTCGGTGGTGAAGACGTAAGCCTCACAGTAAACTACCCATTCGTACTTACTGAACCTTACCTCTTCAACCTAGCTGAACAAGACGCAGGTTTGATCGACGGTAAGTCACTCGTTGCAGAAGGTACGACTTATACAATCACATCAGAAGATGTTATCTTCACACCAGAGATTACATTACCTGCTGTAAGAGGTCAGTTTGCTCTGACAGGTTCTGCTGCACTCTTTGACTTCCCGATAGCGGCAAATGAAGGTACGTTCACTGTAACTGGACCTAATGTTACAATCAGTAACCCATCATCTAAACGTGGTGTTCTAGTCACTGGTAAGTCCTTCAACAAGGTAACACTAACTCAACAATACAATAAGGTTGCATAACAATGGCTTTCTACATTAAGCAGAATGACACAAGCCCATCTATGTTGGCTAACTTACAAGATGCTGACGGTAACGCCATTAACCTTACTGGTGCCAGTGTTCAGGTTCACATTAAAGATGTAGAAGGTACACTCAAGGTTGATCGTGCAGCTATCATACCTGATCCTCTTATCGGTCGTGTACGGGTAAACTGGCAGACAGGAGAAACTGATACTGTCGGCACCTACTATGTAGAGTTTGAGGCTACCTATAACGATGGTACAATAGAGACATTCCCTAACAATGGTAACCTAGTTATGGTTGTCGTAGGTGAGTTGAACTAATGACAACTTGGGCAAGACAGATATATGAGCATGACCCTCTTGCCATAGCCAAGGGTGAAGTCAACGGCTACTCTAGTGAACACAAGTTTGGTGCTGTACCTGCTATGTCGCAGAACCAAACAGGTACCATCTGGGATGTAAACGATACAGCTTATCCTTGGTCCTCTTGGTCAACTGCTGGTACTGTAGACATCCCTGCTGTTAATGCAGCAGACAACGGTAAGAAGATTACCCTAGTTGGCCTAGACGCAGACTACAATGCTCAGTCAGAAGAGATTACCGTAAGTAGTGCAGGTTCAGTCACATCTACAAATTCTTATATTAGGCTCTATCGTGCATTTCTATCGAATGGGTCTACAAACGTAGGTGTCATAAACGTACAAAAGTCTGCTGTAACAGTCTTGCGTATCAATGAGGCTAAAGGTCAAACCCTGATGGCTATTTACACGGTACCTGCTGGGTATACAGCATATCTAATGCAAGGTACTGCCACATGTCAGGGTAATGCAGATGCTACTGGCGATATGTACATACGTTACTTTGGGCAAGATGCATTCCGCATAGGTCACTCTTTTGAGTTCTCTGGTTCAGGTGGTCAGTACATGTACAAGTTTGCAGTACCAAGAACAATACCAGAGAAGTCTGACGTTGACGTAAGAGCCTCAGTAAGAAGTAACAATGCTAGACTTACTGCTGCCTTTGATCTGATCCTAGTACAAAATTCATATAGAGATGTATAATGCCTAAAGTAGCTTTACAGAACAAAGTCAAAGAACACAACAAGAAGTCTAAGCATAAAGTTACTATGCGTATGCTAGAGGCTGTTTATGACCGTGGTGTTGGTGCTTACCGTACTAACCCTGCTAGTGTTCGACCTAATGTCAAGTCACCAGAACAATGGGCTATGGCACGTGTCAACAGTTTCCTACGTATCGTAAGTGGCTCTAAGTCAGCCAATCACGACAAAGACCTTCTACCTTCGTCGCACCCTTCTAAGAGTAAAGCGAAGAAGATGCTAAAGGCACAGTATGCCAATGACGTATTCACGACAGAGATGGAAGCACGTAGTCGTTCTATGGATATGGGATGCGGTGGTGCCATTCATGTGCATGAAATTGACGGACAGGCCGTATACATGCCCTGTGGTAGCCACGAAGAGTATTTAGACTACTACCGTACAGAAGATGAAAACAAGCCCTCAGAGGACCGCTTAGAGGCTCTACGGGTCATTGTACAGGAAGTAATGAAAGAAGAGTTCGCCAAGGCAGAGTACCAAGGTGAAAAGGTGACTTTAAACAAACCACGTAGATTATCTGGTGGTAACAAGAAGTTTGAAGTATTCGTACAAGATGGCGACAGAGTAAAACGTGTTACCTTTGGTGACCCCAACATGGAAATTCGTAGGGACGATCCCAAGGCACGTGCAAACTTTAGATCACGTCATTCATGTGATACCAAGAAAGACAAGACGACAGCAGGTTACTGGTCCTGTCGTATGTGGGAAGGAGGCACATCAGTGTCAGACCTAACAAAGAATATAGAAGGGCAAATCCTCAAAGCTGACGATGAACAACGTATGGTATACGGTTGGGCATCAGTAGTTACAGAAAAGGGTGAACCTGTAGTAGACCGTCAGGGTGATGTTATTGAGCCAGATACTTTGGTTCGTGCCGTAAACAAGTTTATGGAACATGTACGTGTCGGTAAAGAAATGCACAAAGGGGACCAGATTGGCGCAGTCATTCACTCTATGCCAGTCACTAAAGAGATTGGTGAATCCCTTGGCATACAGAGTGACCGTGAAGGCTGGGTCGTAGCATTTAAAGTGTATAACGACGATGTTTGGGCCAAGGTCAAGTCTGGTGAATTAGCCGCCTTTAGCATTGGCGGTAGAGCAATAAAGGAAGACTATAATGGCTAACCTTTTAAAACAGCTTGAACTAGAGGAATTATCCTTAGTGGATCGTCCTGCCAATGCAAAAGCTATGGTTTCCCTATTCAAGCGTGACAACTCCGAAGAGGAATTTATGGAAAAAGCATACAATATGACGGAAGAGCAAGAGAAGGGAATGGACAAACTACCACCAGCCCTACAACGCCGTATCCGTGAGAACATGGACAAAGGAATGTCTTACAACGAAGCTATGAAAATGGCAGAAGAAGACATGAAGAAGTCTGATGCAGCAGAGATTGATGAACTAGACCTGCTGAAAGCTGAGAACGACACACTGAAAATCCAGAACGAAGACCTACGTAAGGCTCTTATCGACAATGGGTTTATCATCAAGTCTGACTCAATTGAAAAGAAAGTTGAACCAGAGTACATTGAGTACGAAGGTGAGCAAATCAATAAAGCAGATGTACCTGCCGTTATTCTTAAAGCATTGGAAGAAGCAGAGTTTGCTAAAGCTGATGCAGAACTAACAAAACGTGCAACAGAAGCCCTACCACACTTTGCAGAAGATGTAGCTAAATCCTTGGTTGCTGAGTTTGGCGAAGTAGAAGGTGTTATGGAAGCCCTTAAAGCTGCCGATGCGACATTCGCAGAAAGCATGGAAGAGGTAGGAAAATCAGACGCAGATGGTGAGTTCGCTACTGCAACTGACAAAATGGAATCCCTTGTAAAATCTTACATGGATGAAAACAAAATGAAGAAGGGCGATTACGCTAAAGCATATGCTGCTGTAGCTAAGACCGACGAAGGTAAAGCCCTAATCAATAAAAGCTATAAAGGGGAATAATTATGGCTGTAATGCAATCCCGTGACACACGGACTTTTGTTGCAGGTGAGAGCCTAGCAGCAGCACAATTTAAATTCGTAACATTGGAATCAGACGGTGAAGTTGATCTAGCTGATTCTGCTGGTGAAAACTGCGTTGGAGTTTGCATCAATGACCCAGCGGCTGGTGAAGCTGCTACTGTCGTAATGTCAGGTAAAGTAATGGTAACTGCTGGTGGCACAATCGCTGCTGGTGCTTCTGTTGCAACTGACGCATCAGGTGACGCTGTAACAGCCTCTACAGGTAACATTGTAATGGGTTATGCTACAGAAGCTGGTGTAGACGGTCAAGTCATCGCTATCGAACTAATCCAAGGCGGCAACGCTGCGGCGTAACCAGCAATAGGAAGGATATAACAAATGCCATTGCTAACACCAAATTCGGTACATATTGATCAGCCGTTGACAAACCTGACCATTGCTTATGTACAAGACCAAACAAACTTTGTCGCTGACAAGGTTTTCCCAACAGTAGGCGTTCAGAAACAATCTGACAAATACTACATCTATGACCGTGATAACATGAACCGCACAGGTGATGTTAAGGCTCTTGCTCCACGCACAGAAGTCAACCGTATCGGTATGTCAATCTCAAACGCATCATACTATGCAGACGTATATGGTCTAGGTATGGACTTCGATCAGCAAACTCTTGCTAATGAAGATGCAGCACTAGACATTCGTTCAGCGGGTGCAGCTACATTGACTAACCGTCTGTTGATCCATCGTGAAGAACAATTTGCTGACACATTCTTTGCAGCAGGTGTTTGGGGTACAGACAACACACCAACTAACTTGTGGTCAGACTACACAAACGGTACACCAATCAAGAACGTCACAGACGCTCGTCGTACCATGCAGCTAAAGTCTGGTGGCTTCAAGCCAAACACAATGGTTGTCGGTAAAGAGGTGCGTGACATCTTGATCAACCACCCAGACATCCTAGCACGTCTAAACGGTGGTTCTACTGTAACAAACACTGCATTGATCACTAACGCTAAGTTGGCTGAGATTTTTGAAGTAGAGAACTTCTACGTCATGGAAGCAGTGAAAAACAACTCAGTCGAGGGTGTTGCAGAAAGTAACGCATTCATCGGTGGTAAGAACGCATTGTTGGCACACGTTGCTCCAAGTGCAGGTCTAATGACACCAATGGCGGGTGCTACATTCGCATGGAACACACTAGACGGTGTGAACAACTTGGGCGTAACAGTTGAGTCATTCTCTGACGATGCTCTTAAGCGTCAACAAGTTGCAGAACACATCCAAGTTAAAATGTCCTACGACATGAAAGTCACAGGCGCAGACTTGGGTTACTTCTTTGAAGCAGTTGTAGCGTAAGCTATTTACTCTGGGGGGGCTGTAATGGCCCCCTTATTCTACTAATGATAGGTGTAACATGATCCGACAAGACCAAATGCCTTTCCAGTTTGACCGACCCTTATTCGTTCGTGTACCTTTTGATGCAGCAGGACGTTCATGGGAGTCAGGACAAGAGTTTAAATGGAAAGAGATGTCCATGCCAGAAACCAATGTGATGACCCTCTACAATCAGAGGATGCTACATCACAATGCTGAACTAGAAAAAGAAGTTAAGGCTGGCGATGGACTAGAAGAATTAAAAATAGATGGACTACACGAAGTCGTTAAGAGTATCAACGCCAAGGTTAAGGCTAAGACACCTAACGCTAATATGTACGAGAAACATAAGTGTAAAACATCTAAGATACTAGACAAACAGCGTGGGCTTATTCGTAGCTGGCGTAGAAACCACGGGCATTATGAGGTAGATTGATGGCTTGGAGTTATGAGGAAACCGATCTAAGGACAACAACGGCCTCTGGTCGTTTGAATACTGTCCGACTGTTACTTGGTGATACAGACAGTAACGACCAACAGGTGCAGAACGAAGAGATCGCTTTTGCTCTGGCTCAAAATAATAATAACGTATATTACGCTGGGGCTTGGTGTGCAAGAATAGTTGCTGCCAAGTACTCACGTAAGGTAACGACATCAATAGACAATGCTATAAGTGCTGATTACAGTGACCTAGCAAAGCAGTATCAAAAGTTAGCAGAAAGCCTAGAGTATCAGGGTAAGAAGTCTGGTGCTGTTGTTGGTATTAAGGCTGGCGGTATTACCAAATCAGGTATTGACGCTATACGTGCCGACACTAACCGCATTACTCCCTCATTTCGTAGGGATCGCTTTCGTAATCCACCAAGCTATAGTGGAGAAGATTACGGCTCAGACTACGACTAGGAGGTCTAGATGTCTTTTCGATCCTTTGATCCTTATGACATGATAAGGGACTTCGGCAAAGAAGTTACACTGCACAAGCAGACCACGACTGGAACATACGATCCAGCCACTGGTACTTTGTCGGGTGGGGCGACTACAGATTATACAGCCTTTGCTTACTTCTATAACTTTGAGGTAGGCATTCAGGGCGAGACTGATCTTAGGCGTGGTACCAGACGTTGTGTAATTTCTGCGTTAGGTCTTGCAGTTGCTCCTGATGATGGTGATACTATCTCAGGGTTTGGTGACACAGTACACATTGTCAGGGTTACCACTCACTACAGCAACGGTCTAGCAGTCATGTATACCTGTGAGGTTGCAGAGTAATGAAGATTACTATAAATAAATCTTTCTACAACAAGAGAGAGCAACTCAAAGAGTTTCCCGCTGAAAGACTTGAGGCTGTTGCTAGGAACATGGCTGTAGATGCCCCACAACTAAGTAAGTATTTTGTTGACACAGGTGCCTTTATAACCTCTTGGCAGATTACTGATGGTCGTAGAGGTCGTCCCCGTGGACGTTCTTCTCGTGGACTGCCTAGACGGAAGGGCGATCAGACATTTGCTAAAGCGATGGCTCAAGAGTCCATGAGACAGATGCAATCAGACATAGCAAAGATAGACTTCTATAACACAACTAGACTAGTCCTAAGAAATGGCGCACCTCATGCTAGATATGTTGACGCTAAACATTCTAAGGTTATAGATCAGTTGAGGAAAAAATATGGCAGATATTCATAAAGACATTAGGGCTGCTTTGGAAAGTCAACTGTCCTCTATAACAGACGTACCTTCTATTGCGTATGAGAACGTACCTTTTAATCCGACAACGGGGCAAAACTACTTAGAGGTTTCGTATATCCCTATTACTCGTCGCCCAACTGTACGGGGCTTAAATCCACAGCAGAGATACGATGGTATCTTTACTATTAACTGCTATGTCCCAGAGGGTGCTGGCCCTGCGGCGGCAGACACTTTAGCTAAGAATGTCATGGAAGCATTTGAGGCCACAACTAAACTTACTCATAACAGTAAAACTGTAAACATTGATTATGCAGAAAGAACACAGGGAATAGTCGATAGTCCTTTCTACTTCGTTCCTGTTTCCATTGGATGGTATGCATACAACTAACTAGGAGATAACTCATGGCCTTTGCACAGGGTTCACGTTCCAGTCTGTCGTACATTGTAGAA